AGTATTAATTGCATCTTCTTCGCGGCTATTTAGATGGTTTACACTCTCATCTACTTTAGTGTACAGATCAAGAAAAGCTTCTTTTGTATCTTCATCGAAACGATTAACACATAGCTGAATAGCTTTCATCTTATCATCAAAGATAGCGAATGACTGTACAATGTGAGTAAGACGACGAGTTGAAATAATATCATCTACACCACCATCGATAAATGTCTTACGAATAGTGTCGGCCCATTGAGTTAGTTTCTCGGCAAATGTCTTATCTACTTTACCAAACTTATTCATGTGCTTATCTAAAATCTTATTCTCAATAGAAATAGTTGGATAAGGTTGCTCAATAGTAATTGTGAAACGCTCAAGGAATGCTTCATCAATAATAGTAGCAGCAACGAAACGACCATCTTCTGATCCTTTACCTTTGGTATTTGCAGTAGCAATAATGTTAAAACCAGCTTTAGGTTTAATAACTTCACCTGTTTTCTTAATAAGAACTGGTTTACCTTCGAGAATACCTTGAAGACACATAATCTTATTTGAACCACGATCAAGCTCGTCAATCAATAAGATTGCACCAGCTTCCATAGCTTTAATAACAGGACCTTTTGAAAATACTGTTTCACCATTTACAAGACGGAAACCACCGATTAAATCATCTTCGTCAGTTTCAGGTGTAATTTGAACACGAACATACTCACGACCTAAACGAGCACATGATTGTTCGACCATAAATGTTTTACCGTTACCTGATAAACCAGTAACATAAGTTGGATAGAAAATGCCTGAACGAATAATCGATTCTACATCTTTAGAATTACCCCAAGGGACATAACAAGAATCGGCATCAGGTACAAACACTTCATCATTGACAATTGATTGGACAGATGCTGTCACATTTTTATCCTCACTTTTATTTGTAGCTTCGCGAAATGGAACTACAACAGATTGTAAATTATATACCCCGCGACGAACTTTAGGTTGAGAGGTAACAAAACGATATGCGTCATTTCGTTTGATACCTAATTGCTCAGCCAATGCAATAACTGTCTTAGGATAGAATTCAGTTTGATCTGGGAATCGTTTAGCTAGATTCTCAGCGATAGTGTTTTCAATAAAATTCATAATATATCTCCATCTTTTTAACTTAACCAGGTTATATTATACCATAGTTTCCCATCAATGTAAACCTTTTTTTCACTTTTTTTACGCTGGTTTTCTAATAGATTTCGTAATCATATATTGTTTACGCACTGCCCTCTTCTTAGCAAGTCTACGTTTCTCAGAAGGTTTCGTATAGAACATACGATCTTTACACTCTTGGCGAATATTAGATTTCTTAGTTTTACGTTTGAAAATCTTCATCGCTTGTTCGAAGTTGCCTTCTTTTACATAAACTGTATTATTAATTCTCGAAAACTTTGGATTAGTTTTTCTTATACCTTGATTTGCCATAAACCTCCTACGGTTATTATTAATTAAGCCACCATCTCAGCGAACTGAGTGGCGAACACTTTGTTGCCCTTCTTCGAAGCGGCATGTTTCTTAAATGCTCGAGTGATTTCACCTTTCTTAGCATTCTCTCTTACTTCAAACTCATCTGAATCTGTATCTAAACTCTTCTTAGATGCTTTAATTACAAAGTATCTATCACAACCAAGTTTGTCATCGAATGAGATGAATTTATTCTTATTAAATACTTTACGATATTCATTTAAATTTGTTTCTTCGTTTCTATCTTCCATATTGCTATACAAAGCATTTCTAAACTCATATTGTTGTGCAGCAAGATGATAACCAATAATTACATATTTCTTACGTAAGTGATTGAATATATGTTGTTGGCTCTTATAACCATTCACATCTAACATAGTACCATCTTTCGTAACAACTTTAATTGGACCATATAAACGACGATCTGCATCATAATCTTCGGTATTTGCTTTGAAAGATTGAGCATCACCATCAGTTAGAAATACAACATTAACTCTTTGTACACCGTGTTTTGTTTGAAAGTCTTCAACAATATATTCAGCAGCAAGAGCAGTTTCGTTAAGTGGTGTTCCACCTAATTGCTCAAGATCAGATCCATAAGGACGAGCTAACTGATAACCTTTAATATAATAATCTGAAGCCATATTGAACATATCTCTATAAGCTCTATTATATGTGTGCTTATTGAAAGAAGATGACAATAAATGTAACATTTTTACATTACGACAATCAACACGACCAGTCTCAGGATATTCATCATTGATATGAATTAAAGTGCTTTCGGTTTTATCATCATTAAGAAGACGAGTACGACCAGTTGTAAATGAATAAACATCAAATGGAATATTCACCTTCTTACAAAACTCAGCAAGGATAAGTGTTTGCTTAATAACATCACCAAGAACATTATCCATCGAACCTGAATAATCAACAAACATAACCATACCGTGTGATTTAGCTTGAGCTAATTGAGTAACACGTTTAAAAATATCATCTGTGTATTTGTAACTATATAGTTTGTTTACATCAAGCGAACCAGAACGAGCAGTTTGTGAACGAGAATATTCATAAGCAGCTTTACGCATTTCAAATTCTTTAGCCATCATATTCACAAACTTTTTAGTCTCAGCACTAAAAGCAGCAAATTGCTCATCAGCTTCATCGAATCTCATTTGAAGTGAACGCTCAGATGACCATTCTCTTGCTTCTTTCATTTTAATATCACGAGATGCAAATATCTCATCAATTGAGAAAGTCATAGCTTCAACTTGTTTACGAGTTGGGCCATAGACTACAGTAGGAGCATTTGCACCATTTTCGATTAAATCTTTTTCATGATGACGAAATGCTTCATCAGTATATACACGATCTGTATTACCGCTATGTGGTGCAGAGTAATCACTTTGAGTGCCATCGCTACCACCGTAATTTTCAGATTGTTGCTGTTGAGTATTCTCTACTTCTTCGCCGCCATTTGAGCCACCAGATCCACTCTCTTGATCAGCACTCTCGCTTCGCATTGATGACATATCTGCTTGATCGCCGGAATCTTGTTCATCACCTTCAGTACCACCTCCAAAGTCGCTAGAACCATCATCTTCACTTTCACCACCAATGTTGGATGTAAAATTTTCATATTTCTCATTCTCCTCTTTAGTTTTATTCTCTTTAACAAAATTGTACAACTCACGACAGGCATTTAGAACATCTTCCCAAGTTTCTACAGCAAAAGCCATATCAACATAAGGTTGCTCGATATCACTAAATTCAACATCAATCAAATCACGTAGCTTAGCTTTTAGATTGATACGATCCATAAGACCAAGCGAATTAACATCTTTATTAGCAATATTAAAGAAATCAGCTTGATCGAATTCTGAATAACCACGTTTGAATGCAGCTACTAGACCAGGATATTTAAGTTGGATTTTGCGTTCAATACGAATATCTTCTACAACATTAATGTATGCACGTGGAACGCCAGGAATTTCTTTTTCAGAATCATGCCAGCCCTCAGCTGGTGTATATAGAGCATGACCAACTTCGTGGCCAACTAAAAGATCGTATACGTCTTTGCTATGGTCCTTAAACAATGGAAGACCAAGTACACGATTTTCAACATCAAAGAATGCTGTACTATAATTGCCATGGCGAACCGTTAGATTCTCCTTAGCAAGTAATCTAGCTAGTACAGATTGTCTTTCAAAATTAATCATTTAAACCTCTCTTTCGTCGTCATATGTATATATTATACCACAGTTTCGAGGTAATGTAAACCTTTTTTTCGCAAAAAAGTTAATTTATTTTCATTTTTGAGAAATTATGCTCCTTTGTGAACTCGATTTTAGACCTGAACTTACCATCCAATAAATCCCCTTTATGAGAAATAACGAATACATTTGAGCCTTCGTCCAGTGTATCAAGTATCTTCATTAGATTATCTACACCATCATGATCGAGACTCGAGTCAAATGTTTCATCGAGTACAAGTAAATTAGTTGAAGCAGAATTCTTCATTCTTGCTATCTGTCGCCAAGTAAACAGTAGTGCTAAGTCAATACGTTGTTTCTCACCTTCAGAGAATGAAGCATAATTGAATGCATCTCTATGACGTGACTTAATTGTTTCAGTAAAATTCTCATCTAAATGAAACTGAACAAAGAAATCTAAAACTTGCAAATACTTATTGACAAGGTTATTCATAACTGGCAGATATTCTTTTACAATCTTAGTCTTAATACCAGTATCACGTAGCATCTCAGTACATGCATCATAATAAGATTTAGTTTCGTTTGTTTCTAATCTCTTTTCAACTAATGAATCTTTCTGATCAAGTAAATCAGCAAGAGTTGCATTTGCTTTTGATACATCACCATCTTTACCTTCAAGATTTGCAATTATAGCTTCGATATCAGATATTTGTCCTTGAAGCCTTGCGATGGTTTGATTGTTAAAGTGTATAGCTGATTGCTTTGATTGTATTTCGGCCAATTGTGTAGTGATCCCGTCAAGAGTTTGTTCCAAATCACTCTGCTCTTTATTGGCATGCTCCATACCTTTTTGTAATTCGTTCGCGCGTATCTTCGCTTTTTCAGACTTGTCGGATTTAAGTTCCTCACTAATATCTTGGGAACAGGTTGGGCAAGAATCATTATCTTCATAGAATTTTGCTTCTTTAACCAAGGACTTAATTTCGTTTTGAAATTGATTAATGAATTGCTGAATCTTCGACTTTTTATCTGATAACTTGGACTGCTTGGCTTGGAGTCCTGCTTGGTTTTCTTCGATGAAAAGAGAGTCTTCTGAGTTTTGAGTTTGTAACTCAGTGATCTCGCTTGAAAGTTTTTGTATTTCATTTTGTTTACCTTTAATATTCTCGTCATTAATCTCTGTAACTTCACGAATATATTTCTTTTGTAGTCCTACTTTCTCACTAATTAAATCTAAGTTAAATCCTAAATCTTTAAGTTGTTCT